TTCTTGAATCGCTGGATCCCAGCAATGAATCGATCCATGATCGCTTCGCTATTGATCAAGTTGGAATTGACAGCAACACGAAGATCTGGATTTCGTTGTAATGCGAAGTCCAGTGTGGCAAACAGTTCATGATGGAGCAAAGGCTCACCGCCAGTGATTCGAAGAGTTTCGAGACCACCAACTACGGATTCAAACCATTCCCAGAACAGTGGTCCATTGTAGTCGCGAACCAAGTACTCATCTCGATCATAGTGGTGGCGAGAGTCAGTTGGAATGTTGACATACTTGCCGTTGACGCGAATGTCGTTGACCCAAGCCGTACTGAAGTCTGGGTTGCAGTAAGAGCACGCCAGATTACAGGTCTTTTGGAAAGACAGTTCAAGATACTTGGGTTTGAAGATATGAGACGGATTCTTGTAGAAGTGAATCGGCTCATGATCCTTGAAGAGGCGTGAGAAGATCGTTCTGTCGCTGACTACGCCCTGGGCCTCTGTATTCCAACAGTAGTTGCAGCCTGTTGGTTTACCTCCATCGAGCATTTGTTTTTGCTCCTGACGGCGAACCTGCGTATTGTAGAACGTCTCTAGCGTAGTTCCGAGTGGAGTCAGAGGATTGTGGTAGCAACCAGCAATCTCATTTCGAAACAAGGTGATATTGGCATGATGGAACTTAGCGAGACACATGGTCTCGCTAGTTTGTTCAACAACGTCCTTTAGGATTTCAAGTTCCATGGAACAACCGGTTGAATCGAATACATGATCGGCTCTTGCTTAATCCATTCGCCGTTCGTCCATTGGTAGATGCCAGCTTCAGGACCATCGACCCTGAGAATATGCATATGACCTTCTACAAGATCTTCCGTATTCGGGAATGTTGAAAAACTTGTAATCGACATATTAGCCCTTTGGATGATAGCCTGGCACGTTTGGAGCACCAGCTGCTGGGTTTGGTCGAACCACGCCGTCCAGTCCAATGATTGTGGCTGGCTCTTTGTACGGAGTGTCGTCCACACGCTTCCATGGATTGTCTAAGCCGCTTGCATTGTACATGAACACCTGAACTTCGTTGTTTTCTTTTTGCAGGAAGTGGATGTGGCCATGATCAACACCAACTGGGAATTCCGGACCAAACGAAGCTTGATTGAACGTCTTGTCGAAGTCAGCATCATAGTCGTCCTCTTCCGGACCACCAAGATGATCGAACAGAATGTCCATGAAGATGAAGACTGAGGCGCCGAGGAAGATCAAGCCAAGAACTAAGTCATGGCTAACGATCAGAGCCCAAAGAGCGACCAATCCAAAAAATGTACCGAGTTTCATATTATCCTTATTATTTGGTTTTGTTGCTTCGAAAATTATACATTAGACTGCCAATTCAGCTACAACATTTTTTTGATTGTAAAACCGACTTGATGTCGCTGCTCGAAACTTATTCATCCAACGCTGCTCTTGATTCTTAATCTCTTTTGGATCCTCTACATACTCAAGAATGATTCTTTCAAACTTCGTGATCCCATAGTATTCAAAGACCTTGCGGAACTTCGAACCAGATCCACGATAGTCATCATGAACGATGCCCTTGTGGCTCCCGATATAGAACATGTCTTCAGGAATACACTTCCACATGTAGATGAATCCAGCATACTTTTCTGGCTTGGTCTCTGCTTGGAGCGACTGATAATTTTCGAGGAGAGGATTCTTGTGGGTAAGAGAGATGATTGGCTTCATAGGCTAGTCGAAGAGTGACTAGCCTATTTATGCAGCCAATTTACACGAGGCGTACGTACCGAGACAGAACGTCGAGTTCGTTTTCGTCGAAGTAGATTTCTTCGACACAGTCAGCATTCAATGCACGCTGCATGTCTTCGAGAACGGGCATGTCGAACACGCCATACATTGACGGATATTCACCGAAGTCTCTGGTTGGCTTTGTTGCACCAAACCATTGTTCGATCTTGCCAAAGAAGCTATTACGCCATTCTTGTTCGTACTTGGTATCGTTAATTTGGCGAACGCCTTCTATCATGGCAATTGCTTCTTCAACACGACCTTGCCAGACGCTAGGATTCTTGATTTTGATTTTCATGTAGGCTCCAAACAAAAAGTGAGGACCGAAGTCCTCACTTTCTTAGTTCTTGAACAGGGTCTTGACGCTCATGCCGAGGTACGGAACAGACAGAACTTGCACGACCGATTGGCCATTGCGCATTGCTGGGATGAAGTCGAACAGCTTCTCGCTCCAACCAGCCAGCTGGTACCAACCGTCCTTCTCGCCGATCGGAGTCGAATCACGTGAGTTCAGGTTGATTGCGATCTTGACCGCAGTCGCGCCAAACGCGTTTCGAACATCCGAGCCACGGAGCTGGTTAACTTCCATGTCGGACAGAACAACAACAGTATCCGGTTCGAAGCCAAGCTGCGGCTTCTGGGCAATTGCTGCACCCAGGTTCGTGCCGCCGCCATACGACTTCTTCTCGAGAGACTGGGTCAGAGTCATGATCGAATCATGGGTATTCATCGCCACGAACTCCGAACGGTCCGAAAACATCGTCAGGCGCAGGTTGTTCGCATCCTTGTTCGCCTTGGCCAGAGCTGCAGCAAACAGACATGCCGTCTTGAGAGGCGAACCCTTGACCTTGTAGCGCTGTTCGCTCGTCATGTTGCCGTAGTATTCGTAGCCGTAGCTCCGCATCGAGCCAGACACGTCCATGATGATCCAGACGTTTTCGCCAAGCTTAGGCAGATTCCCAAGGGAATGCTCGAGCGCTTGAACGATTGCGCTGGTGACATGTTGGTTGCCAAATTCAAACACGGCTTCGTATGCGTTCAGGAACGCGAACGGAAACTGCTTCGACTTGGCGACATTGTCCTTGTTCGAGATCACGTCACAGACATGCGTCTTCAGGACTTCGGTGTCGAGGCCAGCTTGGACGATGTTGCGCAGGTTACGCAGCAAAGCCATGTAGCCGACTTGACCGGACGACACGAGTTCAGTCCAGATGTCCTTGTCGGACAGGCGATCCTTGCCACCGAGTTGACCATTCGCAGACAGACGAACTTCCCAGGTGTACGGTGCTTCCAGGGTTTCCTTCATGATCTTGTCGAACAACACGCCTTGATCTTCGTCCTTCGGAGTCGGGTGCACGATTTGCAGAACATCACGCAGCTTAACAGTACCACCGCGATTGTACTTGGCGAATGCGTACTCGTTGAACTTGTTGCATGCATCAGCAATGCCACGCTTGATTGCCATTGGCATCTTCTGAACGCCGAGACGTTCCGGTTGCTTGGCATTCTTCGGAGCTCCGAAGAACATCTTTGCAGCGACAACCATGTCAGCGAGCTGGTCAGCGCGTTGGATCACGTCCTTGACGAGTTGACGCAGTTGCGGATACGACTTGTTCTGGTCACGCAAGGCCTTGGCGAATGCGGCAGTCAGAACGATCGGCATCGTCCGGATGTTCATCACGGTACGAGCATGGACGATCACATTCGCAACGAAGTCGAGGTTGCCACGAGCCACGACCTTAGTCATCGCGGCTTCCATGCGCTTCATGGTCTTATTCTCGGACTCGTAGTAGTTCTGGTCCTTGCCATACAGAGTCGAGACAGCGATTTCGTACAGCTCTTGTTCAGGAGACTTCTTCTCCTGCAGATTGCCATTGCCCGAATAGGCCATGTCAGCAGGAACATTGGTGCGACCGCGCGAATTTAGCTTCGACATATTATTCTCCAAGAGGAATTGCAGCTTGTATTATTTTTGGTTGATCCCATTGCGAGATCAGATGGAGAATTATAAATGGAAAAGTTCTGGAAATATCACTTGAAGAAATATTTCCAGAACAAGTTTTACATGCAGATCATGACTTGCGGTTGAGGTTTATTCGCGAAGAAAACGTTTGACGAAAGAACTTCGACAACAACTTGTTGAAGTCTTGCTGGTGCCGTCGGCATGTACAAAACTTCAGACGTGACTTGCGAAACACGAGCACCAGAAGTTGGAAGCGTAAGTGTTTCGGCTACAACTTGAGAAACCTGGCTTGTTGGAGCAGAAGCAATAACTTCAATATACAGATTTCGTAAACGCGTTTTAGATGCAACATCCGAAAAGGTACCAACTGCTTCTACGTATAGGTTTCTTAGGCGAGATTTGGTCAACACATCAGAGAATGTGCTGACCGCTTCTGCATATAAATTTCGGACGCGAGTTTTCGTCGATGCATCCGTAAATGCACCGATTGTTTCTGTATATGAATATCGTAGGCGAGTCGATGCCACGATTAGTCACCAATGCCAACTTGCATTGCGTTTACATTAGCTGCGGTCCACGCCGCAGCAGCTGCATCCTTGTAAAACGCATTCTGGTATAGTGTGTTGACACCGCCGGATGGCAAGACGAATGTGCTACCAGAAATTGTTGTGCCGCCGGTTCTCAACTTAGCAATCAGATTTGGGTTGCCAGTGCCGGGATTTTGAGCCCAGTAGTTTGCAACAACCGCCTTGATTGTCGATGGAGTATACGACAAGTCCGTGTGGTCATACAAATCAATGTTGCCAGTCCCACCATCTTCAACATAGTTAGCACTGCTGTATCCACCGGTGACTTGAGTATAGTGCGTTGTGCCAGAGTTTGTTGTGAACTGCAAACTTGCACCATCGCCGTTTGGCGTCAGCGTTGTAATGCGCTGTGGGCCAATTGGCGAAGTGTTGAAGTCCGATCCAGTGCTGTCCCACACGATGAAGTCATCATAGAAGACGTTAAGGGTGTTGTTGCAGAACATATGAAACAACGTGAGCGGAAATACTGACGAGTTCTGGCATGTTGCAGTGCTTGAAATCGAGCCTTGGCTGATCCCGTCGATATACAAGGTTGCAGCTCCGGTTGCGGTATAGTGAGCAGTAAACCAAAGTTCAATCCAGTGCCACTGGGCATCGGCAATAGTAGCAGTACTTGTCATTAAGACCGCGCTATCTCCAGGTCTTACGAGTCTGAGAAAGCCGCCAGAAACGGTTGTCAGCAAATCAAAATTACCTGCATTGCCGGTCAGTCTAACGGTTTGGCCAGTATATCCAATTGGATACTTCACCCAAAATCCAAACCCAATCGTACTGCCTGCTGCAATCGGGGTTGGGAATGCTTTTTGCATTGCGTCTTGGCCATTACCACCTTGTGCCGCTCCACCGCCAAAACGTCCACCGGTCGCGTTATATGAAAAGTTAGATGGGGAGTAGTACCACTTCTTGGTGAAGTCGGCCGTAGCCGAGTAGCTATCAAAACCATCACAGAAAAGTAAAGCCATTATGCTGCCTCCACGCCGAATTCGGCATTGTTAACTCCGCTTTGTGTCCAAGCGGTAGAAGTATTTGGGTCTGTTGCAAACACGTCGGAATAGTAATTTTGCGTAGTGTTAAGCGCCTGTGTTGCACCGTTTGCTACAGTGGCTGAAGACTTAACAACAGATTTAATGCTGCGGCTACCTGCATCATTCTTTAGTGCAGCGATACTAGTTTGAACTCCGTAGATCACACCATTAGTTGTCATGTCTTGGAATCCATATGTGTCTCGGTTGCCAATGGTTGAGCTTTCGACGTAGTCGGTCGAGTTTGGCGCAGTTTCATCAACCGTTGTATAGTGAGTGCCACCTGGGGTTGGAGACCATTGTTGATATGTCCCGTCAGCATTCGGCATTAACGAATCAATACGACAGTCACCTAAGAAGTTGTTATTAGTGGCGCCGGTGTCATCACATAGGTATAAGTCATCGTAATACTGAACCAACCAGTTTCCAGACGAGGTGCCAAGCAAAAGATTATCTGCGTTATTATTAGCGCTTGATGTCGTATCGACGCTAGTACCAGTCAACCACGTAGTGCCGTTCACTCGCAACTCATAGGAGCCAGTATTACTGAACACTACCTTAAATTCGATATAGTTAAAGCCATTTTGCAGAGATAGCGAGCTAGTTCCAAGAAGTGTTCCGCCTACACCTCCACGAAATACCTTTAGACGGTTCAACGGATCAAGTGCTAAGCCAATTTGCGTCGTACTGGAGTCACGGAGGCGGATAATATCTAGATCGCTTCCAGCAGTGTTATCGTACTTGCAGGCGGCGCCAAAGATTAACGTAGACTTTGATGAGCCAATGTTTTTAATTAGGTACTGAGACGCGCCATTACTCACAATCAAGCAACCGCCACCGCGGCGCCCGCTGGTTGTGTTGATTGAGCATGAGCCAGATGTCCACTTCTTGAGAGCGTCGGCAGATGCGTAGTGGTCAAATCCATCAATAAACAATAAAGCCATTATCGTGTTCCCATTAGAGTAATGCTGATGTCAGCTAGGGTTGCATCGGCAGTGGCTTGATTGTAGAGATAGAGACGATTGCCTGGTGCCAAAGTGACAGCAGACGAGAACGTGAACGTTCCGTTTGATGAACCAGCCGAGAATGTAACTGTTCCGATTGAAGTCAGTGATGCCCCATCCCAATGCTTGATGGTTAGAGTCGTTGACAATGTCGCTGCAACTTCCGAAGTTGCAATCGAACCAGTTAAGTTGATAGGGAGAGTAATAGTGCGGACAATGCCAATGCGCGCCATAAGTTCCGAAGTGCCCGGAATACCCTTATAGAAGATTGGCATGTCATATGGTTGTGCAGATAGCGAGAGAACGCCGCTGCCATCGATCGTGAAGGACGACCCAACCATAATGCCTCCGAGAACAGAGCTGGAGGCAATTGGGAGAGAGTAAGTAGCACCAGTATTGACGAGGCCCCATTGACCGCCGTCAAAAACATAAAGCCCGAGAGGAGTTTGTGTGAGATAAAACAGTTGTCCAGCGCGAGGCGATGGAGGAAACGAGAGTCCACCTTCAATGACTCCTCGTTCAATCGCGCCATCTAACAACGTAATGCTGTCGGTTAACATACGACCTGCTCCTAAAAGTTTTTGGAACAACCTCGATATCGTGTATTTATCACGATATGAAAAACTTTTAGAAAAATAATCGTATGCTAACGAATGCGGAGAATGCTGAGTTAAAACCGATAAGAGGCTTGCAAAAAGCGCCTGTCCTACCATTAGACGACAAGCCGGGATTCGAACCCAGATTCGGCGCGGGACGTAGAAGTAACTCTTACCTACGCAACAGCATTCTTAATCGAAATCCCTGAGATAAAGTCGCAGAGAGATAGTTTTTCGTTGTCCTGAACCACTAGACGAACCCCATGTAGAAATACTACATTGGCATGGGGTATGGGATTCGAACCCATGTCTCCGCCTGGAAATGGAAGTAGCTCTCAACTACGCAACAAGAATTCCGATTAAGAATACTAAACAAAGATCCGAGAAAGATCGACAAGAGTAGTTTACGCGCCTTACCATTGGACCAAATCACCATAAAACCCTGCATTGGTGGTGACTCCGGGAATCGAACCACGGATCTCGTCCTGTATGAGTGGAAGTAACTCTTACCTACGCAACGGACCTTTGTTTAATACACTTCAATGGACAGAGGTTGTAGTACAAAACTAAGTAAGTACTAAACGCGTCAGAGCATTTACCGACGCCAAGTTCACCCTACGATTCCGTATTACTACGGATCACCGGTTCATCTCCGGCCTGAACTTCAACCACTGCTGATGTTTCCAGTCTTATCCACTATACTGGTTTAATGTAAGGTGAGTGGAGCACCTAAGCGCGGGGAGCAAACCGCGAGTTTGGTGGGCTGTACTTCCCTAACCCTCTAGTTCCCTTTTGTCGGTAGAACCAGACGTATACGTTGAGCATGACCTACGGAAGTATCTGAGTCATACCAGGCTATTTGCAACCCATTGTTCTTCATGCAACGCTAGGGCCATCATCTTCTGGAACTTCGATGAAAAGATCATCTTCTTCCGGAAAGATGTCCTGCGGATATTGATCGGGGTTTGCCTGAACATCGCGCAGAAATTCAACGCGAGATTCGAGCTCTTCCGGCAATTCCGATTCGTACTCGAGCAAGCTCGCAAATACGATGTAGCTGGACAGCTCACTGATCGCTGTCTCAACCTTTTCGTTTTGACGAAGCCGAGCATTTCGGCAAAGGTTGAGAAGATCTTCAGTCTTGTGTGTTGCCATGTTGTTCCCAATTATTTTTATGAAAGGGATGTTCTGAGTTTAAATCAAGCAGAGAACTGATCGTTAAATCGGCCGCGTCTCCCAGTTTCGCCACCTGCCAGCACTTTCGATATGGCCATTGGAGAGGATTCGAACCTCCAGAAGGCTGATAGTTAGAAGTAACTCTACTTTACGCAACAGAACATTTAACAGGATTGGCTGAGATAAATTCGGCAACAGTGGCTTTGTCTCCGGCCCCAGTAGACATGTTACGGAATCGAACCGTAACCCGGTTGGTTTCTTAGCATGAATGTAGAAGTAACTGTTATCCTACGCAGCAACCAAGCCAGTTAAATGATCTATTATTTTTTATTTATCGTGAGAAAACATGTTGTTGGAAACCGCGATCTAATCTTCAACCTTGGTATGCTAGAATTCCGAGCTTGTGCACAGCTCATTGGAACTCACGGAAGACCTTCGTGTTATCTCGGTGGTTAACACTTTACCACGGTCAATGCTCTAATCCCATACATCGCGCACGTTCTGTTGCTCAGTCAGCTCGGTGAAGCGTGCTGGAGTGACTACTCCACATCTTCAGCTGCTTCCGTATTTGCTCAAACGTCTGGGCTTCATGTCCATTGCCATTGACAACCAATTCCAAATCTCGTTCAGTAGATGTCAACCTACCGACGTGGTTCCCAACAACATGTTTTCTCACTTAATTTTGAAAGAGCATTGCTGTGTTTGTGTCACAGCGCATGAGTTGAATTCTACATAGGCTAACGAATTAGTGCGAATATTTGTGCTTGAAATATTCGCACTAATTTCATCAATTACATACGCCAAACTTTGTCAGCAACAGACTCAAACATACTTGGATCGAATTTGCCTTTAACATCAACAAATGTTCCTTGGTTCTTGAGTTTCGAGATGAAAGCACCCTCGCCAAGATTCAAATATGTATGATGTGGAACCGCTAATACAACCACGTCACAAACCGGAATATTCTCGAATCGAGTTGAATTGAATCCGTACTCGTGAACTACATCTTCTTCATCGGCAATGACATCGTTGACAAAGACCTCGGCGCCAACATCCTTGAATGCCTTGACCAAGTCAACGACCTTTGAATTGCGCATGTCCTTGCAATCTTCCTTGAATGTCAGGCCGAACACTGCGACCTTGAGTTTGCTCGGATCCTCGACGCCTTCCAATGCTTGACTTGCGATAAAGCTAGCCATCGAGTTGTTGACTTCGCGGGCTTGTTTCAGGAACTTGGAATCATGTCCGACGGAATCGGCTTTGCTAATCAAGTAGTATGGGTCAACACCTATGCAATGTCCACCAACCAAACCAGGACGGAAATTCACGAAGTTCCACTTGGACGAAGCAGCATCAAGAACTTCATTGGTATCAAGATCCAGCTTGTTGAAGATCGTGGACAACTCGTTCATCAAGGCAATGTTGACATCCCGCTGGATATTCTCGACGACCTTGGCTGCCTCGGCTACGCGGATGCTAGGAGCTTCGTAGACGCCGGCTTCAATGATCAGTTTGTATAGGGTTGAAACTGCACCTAGGGTCGCCCTCGTGTCTCCTGAGACGATCTTTTTGATCTTGGTCAGAGTTCGTTGCTTGTCACCTGGACTGATCCGTTCAGGCGAGTACCCGACATAGAAATCCTTCTTCCATTCAAGGCCAGAGAACTCTTCAAGAACCGGGATGCACACTTCTTCCGTTGCGCCTGGATATACGGTCGATTCATAGATCACGGTCGATCCAGCTTTCATGTTCTGGCCGACAATCGTGCTTGCATCAATCAGGCATTGGAAATCTGGAACATTGTTCTCGTCCACTGGAGTTGGCATCGCAATGATGATGAAGTCTGCATTGCGAATCTCTGTGATATCTGTTGTGGGTTTGAACTTGGTCGCAACTTGAAAGTCGCCGAAGCTGACTTCGCCAGATGGATCGATATGTTGTTCGTATGCTTTTATTTTTTGTTCTGAGATGTCATAGCCGATCGTTTCGTAATGCTTCCCAAACTCGAGAGCGAGAGGCAATCCGACGTAGCCTAGACCGATGACTGCAATTTGTTTCATTTCTGGTGCCGTATGGATATGGTTTCTAGTATTTATTCCTAGCCACCAGACACGACTTGAAGAAATGAGGATTCCTTTGTTACTGGATGTTAATGAGCGACCAACTAGGAACGCGCCAGGGACAGCAGACCGGGATTGGCATAGGATTTAGTCCAAGACGAGGATTGGATCCCCTGGCGCGTTCCTAGAAACAAGAAAGGCCTCCAAATGGAGGCCTTTTGGCGATGGACTGAGGCGCTTTAGAGGATTCGGCCGTTGTAGTAGTACCAACCTTCCCAAGCGAAGGTATATGCCGGCCGCTGCATATTGTCCTTCCCGAGCAGCGATCGCAACTTGCCGACCATTCGACCTTGCTGCTTGACGAAATGGATGGCATAGCTAACATCGGCTGCGGTCAGATAACCGAGATCGTCATCGCCGCTGTGTGAGAAGACGTGGTACTTCTTGCCATCTTTCTCATCTGGAAATGCTACGCCTTCGACCATCGTCTTGATGACCTTACCGAAGTGTTCTCCGGCTTTGGCAATCATGGCGTCAACCGCATTGACATTGAACTTGGTGTTCTGGATGGCTTCTACAACTCCGGACATCTCGGCACTCCTTGAAGAAAAGAGAAAGGCATCAAAACATCTTGATGCCTTTCAAAACTTGGAATTAGGCGGTCAGGGAGTACAGAGCTTGACGTTCCCAGTTCGGCTTGTTCGCCTTGCAGAACTTGATCGTGTCGAGCAGGGACCGGAGGCTCAGGTTGCTCGCGACATCCATGTGCTCTTCCAGGAAGTTCACAGCAGCTTCCTTGATCTCTTCCGAGACATCGGGCTGGAACGTCGGTTGGGTGATGATGTGGCGCATCCGTTCGATCTTCTCGGCGGCGGTCATCGACAGATCGACTCGCATGCAGCGGGTCTTGAGGTTGCCATCGATTCGGTGCTGCGACCAGTTCGAGATGAAGATCACGCGGCCAGTGAACTGGAACTGCTTCGGAAGCTTGTTCGAACCACGGCCTTCCTCGGCATTCCAAGAGATCCAGCGTTCGTCGGACGAGTCGAGAGCACCTTTCAGGATGTTCACTGCGTTCGCGTCTTTCTGGATCGAATCACAATCATCGAACAGGATCAGCTTGCCGTTGTTCTCGTACAGCGTGCGGTACAGGCCTTTCGCAGACGAGAAACCCTTGACGACGTGGACTTGGCCGGGGTTAACCCATGCGATGTCTTCGTCTTCATCTTCGTCGCCATCATCTTCGTCACCACCCTTTGCCTTGTCTTTCTCAGCGGGCGGCTCGAACTGCGAGGTGAACGTCAGGCCAGCTGCGCGGATTGCTTGCATCACGGTGAACGACTTACCGAGGCCACCTTCACCGGTCACGAGAACCGCGTTGGCCGTGCCATCGATGGCCATGTTCGACAGGTTTTCCAGGAACTCGAAGCGTTCGCCGATCGTGAACTCGGGCTTGGCCGGAACCTCGAAGTTGTTTGCTTGAAGCAGATCGCCAATCGTGCCACTGGTCAGTTCAACGCAGTGCGTGACACCGCAGGCGACGGCGGTCTTGTTCAGGCCTCGCGAGATCGTGTCGACGATGTACTGGCGGCTCTTCGAGCGGGCGATGATTTGGCCTTGGAACGTGGCCTTCCAAACATTCTCGGCGGGATCGAGGACCAGGCTAGCGGCTTGACCTGCGGAAGAGGTTGCGGTGTTCATCGTATTATCCTTGAAAGTTTCAGTTCACATCCACCATGAAAGTAATTCTATACTGTCCAAAGTGTTTTGTAAACTGAAACTTAAAGAAAAAATGTAACGATCAGCTGGGCGGCTTCCCGAGCTTTTCCAGTTCCAGACATCTCGGGCAGTTCTGGAAAACCTTGAACTGGTACCGGATGCCTGGTCTGAGGATCACCCTCTCGGATTCACACAGGGCCATCTCGATGTCATGGATCGCCGCCTGTTGGGCTTGATTGTCTTCGGACATAGATTATAACTCGTTGTTGGCCGAATGGCCCAGGAGTGTTTAGTGTTTCGTTTCGAACAGACCATCAAGGAACCTCAGGCCCATGACATGCCTGGAACCATCATGGAATTCCGTGAACACGATCTTCTTGCCAACATGCTTGAAGGCCTGGGTAAAGTACACCTTTTCCTTGTCCCGGTTGACGCCTTGAATGTTGATGACTTCGATTCGATCCGGATGTTGGCTCGGGCGAACCTTTCCGATTTCTTCAACTTGGCTGACAGTCATCCAAGCTTCGGCGATCAGAATGACCGTATCGGCGTCATGAAGCTCGACCAACTCGCGGATCGCGAGAGTCATGAGATCCTTGGTTTCATGCTCGACTCCAGCGAAGCCGACAAACGTGACCTCGGGTTCGGTACCAAGGTTCTTGATCAATGCCACGACAGGCTGGAGACGGCCATCGCGCTTGAGGTTAATCTTGGCCATCCGAAGCATCTCCTTTCCGAGATCTTGGATGGTGAGCGGTTTCTTGTTAGCCATGATTGGGGCTCCCAGAGTCAAAGCACTAGGAAGATTACTGAGCCAGTAGTCTTCCTAGTGTCATGATCAGAGCTTGCGAAGGTTCTCGATCTCGACCCACTCATGGTGGCTGAACTCATAGTCCTCATCAACGCAGCGGACCCAAGCCATGGTTTCCGGTTCGCTGAAGTGCTGGATCGTCCCGCGAACGGTCTTATCCTTCTGAGCAGAGTCAAACTCTACATCGTCAAATTCTGAGAATTCCATGATTGGTCCTTCAGTCAGGTAAGGTTGAGACCGGCTGGATTGCCGGTCTCATGAAGGTCTGGTTAGACCATTTCCAGGGCCAGGTCGTAGGCCTTGTTCTTCAGGTTCTCGCTGTAACCGAACCAGGAGTTCCAGAGCTTGTTGTCATCGATCTTGCCGATGCGATGGTCGGCGTATTCGGTAACTGCGTTCAGCGCTCCCCACAGGGTACCGGTGACCATGTCGGCACCCATGCCATCACCCTTGTACATGTTGAAGATCGTGTCGAGCTTGGCCTGGACTCGCTTGTGAACTTCGTCTTCCTCGGATTCGAAGGCCTCGAGCTGATCCTTGTTCAGCATGATCTCGGCGATGAACTTCTTGACATCGTTGTCAGTGACCTTCTTCTTGGCCATCGCCTTGAGATTGCCCATGAAGGTCTCCCAACCCGCGTCGATCAGACCGAGGGAATCCTTGATCTTCTTCGGATCGAACGTGGCACCGTGAGTCACACGAACCTGTTGCTTGGCTTCGCCATCGACGTTTTCACCCAGGGCGATCTTCAGGGTGTTGTTGCAGACGACACGTTCGGAGACGAACTTGGCGGTCGTCGCCAGGGTTCCGTCGCAGCTCGTGGTCAGGAGTAGGCGGGCCTTGACACGATCGTTCTTGATCACGTCGGCTTCGTGCTCGGTGTGAGCCATGGCCCAGTAGCGGGTTCCACCGAAAAGGGCACCGGCCGTTTCCAGGTACATGCTGCCACCGCCTTCGGCGACCAGGTCACGGAAGAACTCGAGGACTTCCTTCGGCTGGACGATGTTGTACGAATCGGAGACCACCGACAGGGCCTTCTGCGTGTCACCGCGGTACAGGACCTTGCGACCGGAGAATTCGTGGACGACGCTGTCCATCTTCAGGGCTTTCAGCGTCGAGCTGTCGCCGGGCATCGGGACTTCGAACTTGACCGGCGCTGCGATGATGTCGTAGTTCAGGCCGGATTCCTTGACCCAGGTTTCGATCGGCGCACCCTTCGAGAGTTGCTGACCGAGGCCGTGCCAGGGCGTTTCACCGACGAAAGCGATCGAAGCCTTACCCTTGACAAATGCGAGTTCGTGTGCCATTTTCTTCTCCTTGAGTTCGTCGGTCATCACCGACCATGGAATCATTATATTCAAAGACTTCAGAAAAGTAAACTGGAATCTTTGCGGAACTTGAAAAATTTTACAGGTACTTGTTCCAGTCAGGCTGGAGGTTGTTAATACATTGCAGGAAGTCCATCGAGTTCATCATGGCGATCGTGACCAGCTCGTCGGTCGTGAAGTAGCCAGAATCTTCCAGCTGGGCCATAAACTCGGAACCGAGTTGCTGAATCTTCTTGTCTTGCATCTTCGGGTACGTCTCGGGGTCGAACTTGCCGAGCGGCACAGTCTTCCCGAAGAACGTGAACTGGAGAGTCAGGTCATCGAACTTGATGCGCTGACCAGTGCGGGTATAGAAATCCCCACTGAGATCTTGAGGCATCTCGGTTCTCCAAAGTGTTTGAACATGTAAGCATTATATCAAAGTCCCTAGGAAAGTAAACTTTTTCAAGAAACAAAAAAGGGAGACCGAAGTCTCCCTGGATGTTAAGATTGGTGTACTGCTAGAAAAGGCTTCTTGACTTAGGCCTTTACTTGATAAGAGACCAGAGCTTGTTCGCAAGGCCCTTGTTGCCAGCGATGATCCGGAGCGATTGTAACAAGCTTTCGTTCTCGATGGAATCCGGAAGATCTAGTTCCATAATGTTCTCATACTCAGAATAAACATTGTACTGAGGCGTCGTTTCGTTCTTTGCACGGACTGCTTTCTTCAAGCCTTCGCCGCCGCCCTTCTTAATATCTTCTTCAGTGACACCGTAGTCATCGACTACATTGCTAAGGATAAACTTGTCTTTCTGTGTAGCAAGATAGAACTTGTTCCAACCGGCCTTAGAATGCTTCTTGACAAAGGCTGCAACTTCTTCAATGCGTTCCTTTGTGATCGATTTTACTTGCTTAGCTTTCGCAGCCGCGCGATTCTTTGCCGCTTGCTCCAGTTCCTTCTTGACACGAGCTACGATTTGTGGATCAACCTTCGTGATGATTGAATCCAAGTCTTTATCTGGGATTCCATCGGCTGTCATATTTGCGCCGATGAATAGCTGAGGTGGCTTGTAGCCAGGCTCGTGATTCATGCGATTGGTAACATACTCTTCAATCTCATGAACCATTGCTTCGATACCGTAGGCCAGATGATTCTTAATATCGTCCAGATTTTGATCCTTGAATGCTTGCTGCAAATCGTCGAAGTCGCTTACCCAGAATTGATCAGTATCACGAGCGAGTTGTCGAAGTTGCGAAACAACTTCCTTGGTCTTTGGCGAAGACTTGATCTTGCTGAAGACATAGTCGTAAACGACTTGCTGCATTTGGCCAAAGCTCATAGCTTCTAGTAGGATTTCATTTACTTTCATGTTGGTTCCTTTATTATTGTAATCATATCATGGCCATGAACTTCTTGCTCAAGCCATCATCGCGCTGGATGATGCGAAGAGCTGCAACTCCAGAGACTACATCTTGGTTCTTGTTATTTAATGCAGTTTCAACTTGTGGAATTTGCATGATGTTCTCGAACACAGTGACCATGTATTCCCTGGCGCTGACCTTCTTCTTGAACAATTCCTTCAAGTCCTTCTCTGACTTGACATCATCAAAGTTCTCGTTGTGGAGTTCTTGTGGGATGAAATCTTTAATCTGTTCAGCATCAAAGTATTGCTTGGCTAGGAATTGGAACAGATACTTCCAACCAAAGTCATCCCACTTCTTGACGAAGGTCGCAGTTTCCTTCATGACCTCATCTGTGATGCTTTCGATTTCGACTTTACGAGTCTTGGCTTTGGCTTGCTCGTATTCTTCGTCATCCTTCTTCTGCTTTTCGATTGCCTCCGGGCAAATCTGCTTGATCAGATTAAAGATGTCGTCACGTGGAATCTTGCCAAATCTTAGCGTGTCTGGGAAGTGAACACCAGCTGGTAGACGACCATCATTGGCTTCACCAAGATGTTCTTCCATGCTATGAGCAATGACAGAGATTGCACGAGCAATGGTCTCATCGAGGCCATAGAAGCTCTTCTCACGCATGGCATCATACACATAGTCGAACGACTCGTCCCAAAAGTCTCCAGCCGCCACGATCTCTTTTAGAGCAGCGATGGTGTCCTTATCAGCTCGAATCTTGCTGGTGACGTAATCATAGATGACTTGCTGCATCTTTGCAAAGGTGGCGTTCTCTGTAAGAAGTCTGAATTCTAAGTCTTTAAGTAGGTTCATGTTACTGGGTAGATAGGTGATTCTTTATTTATCTACTTGGTCACATGGTACCGACTCGTCACGATCCCTTTCTCGACATGGCCGCGTTGGTGTTCATGTCTCCACCAACGAACCCCGCCACACTTGTTCTTGCACTCCCAATGAAGTGGCTTAGTCTCTTCCCAGTCATGATCACATGTGCTGAACCTGGCTTCTTTGTTATGACAGAAGTGTCCGCGAACATCGTGAAGTCGGCGCCAAACTCCAGGCCCGGCGACTAAGGTCCTCAATCTTGGAAGAGGATTCAGTTTCAAACTGATGACTGAGTGTTTGAGCATTGGGCCTGGTTTGGACCCAAACATCCCACGGCCATGGCCGATTTCACGAGTGACTGTGTCCTTACTCGTTCGGTTCATGAACAGAAGCATGGCGATAATGTTTCTGACATCACCAGCCATTCCTTCCCAGAGCCGGCTCATGACTTGGTGTTCTTCGGCGACTTTGGAGGTGCAGACTTCAACGGAGTGATTGGCCCGCAATGCGCGAAGGCCTTCCTTATCTTGCTCGCTCCTGAGAATGTTGGCCGATGACCCCCAGTACATGCTATCAATCTGCATCCTTGAAATCTTAGCCCGATTACAGAAATCTAGCTCTTGTTCAATCGTCCACGGCTGGAAGAGCTTGTATTGGATTGGAAGGACCGTGACATCATAGTCGCTCTCTACAGTCTTAGCGTACGTGATGACCCGGACGACCGGCCCAACGATCAAGTATCCGACTTTTAGATCACCAGTCGGAAGGATTGGTTGGCCGGCAATCGTCTCAAACATGACTTCGGCTGAGTATTCGATCCATGTCTTTTGGAATGGTGGAATGGCAAAGTCTTGAGCATCGGCGATGATTCGTGGCATCTCGCGAATCATCTCACCGACATAAGCCGTAGCTTGATCATCGAAGACGAATCGATGGGCCTGCCTCAGGTTGTCGCAAGTCGTGTCGAAGAAGTGAGGCGCAAATAAAGTCTTGCGCCGGACGTCAGTGTATGGGCTAGTTGGAGCATACGTAAGAAACATGTCTGCAAGGGTTGGTTCTCGTTTCTTGATAGCCATGTTGGTCTCCAAACTACTTCATTCGTTTGAACTCCAGGACTTCGATCTCTTCCCGGACTTTGAAGTACTTCTCAGTCCAGTCTGGATCATCACGCTTGTACCCAAGGCCGTTGATGTCACACGTATGAAGCGTGCAGTTCGGCCTCAAATGAGGTGCCGCTGTGCATCCGCTAGGGCCCATCAGCGGCAGTTTCGGATGGTCGGTACGCTGGAGCTCCACGCCCCAGGATTCCTTCGCATACTCGATCGTGTATTCGCAGTATTCTGGCGAACAGCATGTCTGAGGACATTGACAACTCAGCCTACACTCGGGCTCGGTCATGTCATACATGGTCTTGTAAAGCTTGATCAACTGTTCGGACATGATCATCTTCCACGAGGCTGAGTGAGGCCAGCGACAATATCCTTCACCATGTCAGCCCAATTTTCCGGTGGTTCTGGTAATTTCAGTTCGGCGTAAGTCATGTCCCTGAATAGGATGAACCAGAACAACCCGCCGCCATTAGGGTCTGGGACCACTGTGTGGATTTCTTCGAGCGATTTGTTCAACTCTCTTGAAGCCTTCTCAACAACTTGTTGCAGGGATTTCATGATTGGTTCTCCTATGCAGCCCAAGACGGCTTGCTGATCTGAGGCGAGCAACCAACGTACCAGCCCTTGCGAACTGGATCATACCACCACCAGAAACCATCTGCAAAGTACGGGTTCGTGCCCATATTCATTCCTTCAAGAATGTCCTACTGATTGACGATGGAGTTCCTTCATGCGATCCCGATACTTGGCAGCCTTCTCGAATTCAAGATTCTTAGCTGCTTCCTTCATGAGACGCTCGAGTTTCTTTGCAGACAGATTGTACAACTTCTCGTCGAACTCTTGTTCAACAGGTTCTTGATCAAGCATAGCCCGAATCTGGTTCGATGCATTTTCTGGAATGATCTTGTGCTTCTTGTTATAGTCAAGCTGCTTCTTCCGGCGGCGAGCTGTTTCATCCATGGCTGCCTTCATGGATTTAGTCACCTTGTCTGCATAGAAGATAGCATGCCCAACGATGTTTCGGGCAGCTCGACCAATCGTTTGAATCAAGCTCCTTGCATTGCGCAGGAACCCTTCCTTGTCCGCGTCCATGACGGCGACAAGAGATACTTCAGGCAGGTCCAATCCTTCCCTGAGAAGGTTAATCCCGATCAGCACGTCAAACTTGCCAAGCCGAAGATCTCGAAGGATTTCGACTCGCTCGACTGCTTCCACATCACCATGCAAGTAACGAGCTTTTATGCCATGGTCGTTGTAATACTCGGCCAACTGCTCAGCCATTTGCTTGGTCAAGGTTGTGACCAATACGCGCTCATTCTTTGCAGCGCGTGCAGTGATTTCCGACATCAAGTCATCGACTTGAGTGGCTGTCGGTCGAACCTCGACTTCTGGGTCAACTATGCCGGTCGGGCGAATCACTTGTTCAGCAACATCGCCAGCCGACATTTTAAGTTCCCATTCACCAGGCGTAGCAGAGACGAAGATGGTCTGCGTCATGCGAGCCTTGACTTCTTCGAAATTCAGCGGACGGGCATCATATGCGCTCGGTAACCGAAAGCCGTGATCGACTAGAACATCCTTTCGCGACTTGTCGCCAGCATACATTGCGCTCAGCTGCGGAACAGTCGTATGACTTTCATCGATAAAGATGATTGCTTTCTCGGGCAAGTAATCGAGGAGAGTCGGAGGAGGTTGACCAACATTGCGCCCAGTCAAGTGACGCGAGTAATTTTCGATGCCTCGGCAATAGCCAAGTTCATTAAGCATCTCGAGGTCAAAGTTGACACGTTCAGAAATGCGTTGGGCCTCGATATACTTGCCTTGGCTCGTGAAGAACTCGACGCGCTCTTCCATTTCCTTGCGAATCGCATCCAGTGCAGGACTGAGCTTTTCTTGACCGACGACATAGTGACTGGCTGGAAACAGCGTGTACGAATGCAGGTCTTCTTGCACAGTCCCGAGAACCGGATCGATCTTCTTGATCGACTCGATCATGTCGTCCCAGAATTCGATACGGATTGCGTAGTCTTCGGTTTCAGCAGGCATGATGATCAGCACATCGCCAAGCTTCTTGAACTCGCCGGACTTGATGATTTTCTCGGCCGGCGTCGAGTGATACTGTGCCTTGACGAGTTGCTTGACGATCTCACTGGGATCAATCTTGCGAGTGACCTTCAAGTGAACAGCATGTTGCTGGATTTCGTACGTCTCACCGAGACCATAGATCGCCGAAACCGTGGCGACAATGATCGTATCTTGGCGAGTGAGGATAGACTTCGTTGCAGCGAGACGCAACGTCTGCAAGTATTCGTTGACCATCGAATCTTTATCGATGTACTTGTCTTGTGCCGGAAGATAGGTCTCGGGCTGGTAGTAGTCGAAGTACGAGACAAAGTACTCGACCGCAGCATTCGGAAAGAAGGCTTTCATCTCCGAATAAAGCTGTGCGCATAGGGTCTTGTTAGGCGCGATGACGAGGGCTGGGCGATTTGTCTCCGCAATGACTTGCGCCATTGAGTACGTTTTGCCTGTCCCAGTTGCACCGAGGAGGGTTTGAAAGGCGAGGCCATCATTCAAGCCTTCGACCAATTGCTTGATAGCGGTCGGTTGATCACCCTTAGGCGTGTTCGGGGTGAAGATCTTGAACGGGTCTTTAATGTATTCGAAGGACAACTTTCACTCCAGCCATATCCAATAAAGCAATTATATCATGGATGGAGTTAAAGAAAAAGGGATCCAATGGATCCCTTTTCTAGTGTGAAGGCAGATTATCGGCCTTTCTTCATGTTGCTGGACAATTGACCGAGTGCACCGATCAGGCTACGGGATCGATCATGATCGGTCACCGTAAATTCTTCCTGGCCGCTGACATTGAGTTGCCATGCGATCTTGCCATCATCGCGAGTCTTTTCGCCTTGTTTAAACGGCTCGAGCATGAAGGCCAGCTTCAACGTATTGCCTTCATGTTTCCAAGTTACACAATGGCCACCTTCCGATGCCTTGCCTTTGACAAGCTTCTTGAGATCGCTCATTTGCTTGAGGCTTTCGGCTTCGGAAGCCGAGGCACGGACCGAATTCAGGTACGACGGGATCTCGGATCGCAAAGAGTCCAGATGTTCGGCAATAGATTTTCTAGCCGAGGTTCCTTCGTGAAGGTCTTGCGCCGATTTGATTTCATTCAGTTTCATGATGTTTCCTTAAAGGACGTTCATGTATTTATCAGACCATAGTGTTAGGTAGATTATATCATGACTTTAAGAAAAGTAAACCTCAGCAAGGTTCTTCAAGGAACGTGTGTGGGTTGACCTTGACCACGACAGTCTTCGGATTCTCACTCACATTCTCGAACAGCATCGTGTTGAAGAAGGCTACACAGTCCTTGATGTAGACGTATGAGTACGAGCTGCTCCGTTCAACATGGTCAACTTCATACTCAACTCCCAAATCAAGAATCTTGCGAGCATCAGCCATCTGATGTTCAAGCGTTGACCCGATCACATGTTCATTAAGGCGAACGAATTCGCCTGGTGCAGTATAGATGTTCATTCGATGAAGTGCTTCTCGTAGAGCTTCACGAACTCGTCCTTGTCGGCTTGGTTCATGAACGTAAAGTAGTCCCATGGAAAATCGCTGTAGACGCACTTGTACGAACGAGTATTGGCCCAATCATAGAAAGCTTCATAGACTTGGCCAACGCCACGACATCCATAGTGAGTGGTTCCGTCAATGCCATCGTATGCACCGAAAACCACAAAATTATTCTTGTCTCTCATCCGCAGATTTCCTTGATCAGTGCCTTCTCTAGCTCAGCAAAAACTTCTGGGTCTGGCTCTTCGGCGATATCTTCGTACTCGATCTTCCAGTCTCCGACGAGCTTTCGAGATTTTGGAGTAATCACTACTCGTTCAAGTTGTGGAACTTTGTTTGTCACGTTTCAGTCTTTCCATGTTGATGTTGATCCGACGATAGTGGACCATTCGATACTGCTCGCGAAGAGGCTGAAGCTGTTCCTCGCGTTCTGCTTCGTCTTTGATTTGCTGGACTTCCTTGAGTCGTGCATCAAGGACAGCGAGATCATTATTTGTCGCTTGCCATTGATTGTCAAGGGCATCTGGAAATGGCCACGTCTTAGGTGGCCACTCATCAAAGCCGTTCATGTAGATGATGGTCATTACCAGAACTTGGAGATGAAGTGAATCGCAGTGTAGCCGATTGCACCGAGGATCCCAAGACCAACGAGCCATGCAGTGATGATGATCGTCTTGTACAGCTTGATCGTCTTCTCGACTGCGGCACTGCCTTGATTGATCAATCCCAGCACATCAGACATTTCTTTGGATGGTTTCATTTTTATCCTTTATCCTTATAGAGTTTCTTGTGAACGTAAAACCAGAGTCCTGCTAGGAGCATAATCGGCAGCATCGTCAACAGCAAGCCTTTGGCGATAGCCCAAAGCAGGGCCATGCCGAAAGCGCAGAATACGATTGCAATGCTAAATGCGACACACAGTGACGAAAACAACTTCTTTGCTTGATCGAACATGGCCTTCACCTTTTACATTTGAACGCGATCTTTGAACCAACTTGGTAACGCACGCTTCGACTTGTCATAGAAGTACGGGAACGATGCGTCGAGAATATACGTAGTCGAATAGTCATCCATGTTACGGGTCGCTCGACCAGACGCCTGTAACAATTCAATCCACATCTGCATCGTGTACCAATCGCTGAACAACTCCGACTTGCGCTTAATCCGAGGATCAGCCAGCGACGGGAATGGCAGCTTGACCACAATCTGGAACCGGGCCATGTCATCGTACAAGTCAATGCCAGTCGTCATCGAAGGCGACAACAGCACAGTCGGCTCATCATTCGAATAGTGCAGCTTCAGGAGTTCCTGATTGTGCATCTTCGAAGGGCCCATATCACGAGCGATCAGGCGTTGCTTGGTGGCCTTATCAACACCTTCCAAGATTTCCTTGGCGATGCGATAGTTGCCAGTATGAATCAAGCCCTTCTCGTTCTTGTGGCCATCCATGATTGCTTCAACAGCTTCGATGATCTTTGGGAGCCCACGATCGAGTTCCTTGTAATTCATCTTTGTGATCGGCAACACAACGATCGGCGACTTCTCAGGCTCGAATGGCGTGTTGACTTCCACGTAGTACAGCTCTTCTTCCTTGATTCCGAGTTCGAGACATAGGTCCTTCTTCGGAGGCAGCGTTGCCGACATGAACACAAGCTTCTCGCCCCATTCGTCCATCATCAGCTTGAACAGGTACTTCGAAGTCAGTGGCGACAGAATGATCGAGTTTTCTTCGAAGTTTGGCGTCTCAACCCAAGGCGAATCCGTGTAGTTACGAGTCTCCGTGTAGATGAAGATTTTTGACACGTAGTTCTGGAGCACAGTCTTCTTCGAGTTGATCTTACGGACCTTCTCTTGAACCGACTTCGGGATGTTCTTAGGGCCGCGTTGCATGAACGTGCCTTCATTGAAAATCTCTTCGATCTTGTCATCCATCTCCTGGATCTTTGCAACCATTTGCTGCATGATCGAAGTCAGAAGCTGGACATTCTTGGTCGAGTCTTCGGTAAACCGCCACTCTTCATCGCCAATCCCAAAGTTCGAGTACAGGTCATTCAGATTGATCTTGAGTTCAGCAATGTTGATCAGCTGTTTCTCGAGATCATGGGCTTCGTCCATGACAACTGCAGTTCGTTGCGTCCACTCGCTATCTTCATCGGCGTTCGACGTGACAGTCAGGAAGTACGAGTAGTTGGTGATCATCATCTGAGACTTGATCGCCTTCGTCTTCTGGTTGTAGTAGTCGCAAGTTCCAGCTTGGATGCACGAGCTCTTGAGTTCCTTGTTTGCAAGACACGGGGCTTCATCGGCGTTGAACATCGGGTTGACGTTGCAGATGTAGTTGCCACGGCCCTTGATGTCGATGACCTTGGAACTAGAACGTTCGTATTGGGCTTGGAGGTCTTTGGTTCCAGTCAGAAGATACGACTTCGGAATCGAATCGGCCAGCGCAAGAGCAATGTGCGTCTTGCCAACGCCAGTCGGCGCGCTGATTGCGAAGTACTTGTATTGCTCCCAGGCTCCTTCGAGTTTCTGGAGGACTTCAAGCTGTGCCGATCGTCCTTGGAGTTTTTGTCGACTGAAGTAGTCAGTGAAGTTCATATTATTGTTTTGGTTTCTTCGGAATCAGATCACGCTGAGTGTAGTACTCGATGTAGTTTTTGCAGAGAGAATATGAGATGTCAAAGTGAGCCATGAGCTGCTGTGGAGTCCAACCTTCGAATTCATGCTTGGCTCGAAGATCGAGGATTTGTTCCTTCGTCAGCTTCGCAACCCATTTCTTTTCAGGTTTCGGTTCCTTCTTAGGCTCCGGATTTGAAGAAGCCATATTGCGAAGAATCGAATTGAACGGCGAATTGCGAATGGTCAGCGGCGCACCAGCATGAAAACGTCCCATATGTTCCTCAAATATTATTTTTTTGGATTACGCGTTTTGGCGTACGTATGTTACAAAATTATATCCATACGTATTGTGGTCATCAGCTGGATATTTCTCTTCAGCGACCTTTCGCCATTCCTTCCGATCAAATTCTGGGAAGTGTGCATCGCCTTCCAATTCAATATCGAGCTCTGTCAGATACATGACATCAGCATATTGCATGGCTTCATAGAACATCTTGTTGCCACCAATCACGAATGCGCGGGTGTTATTGAATGGACGCGATCCTTGTCGACATGAATAGCTATGGAAGAACACGCCAGCTTCGCGAGCCGGAAACAGAATGCTTGGGCTCGCTGGGCTTGGATCAAGCACATATTTGGCATGATCTTGCTTGAACTTCTCAACGTCAGACGTGATCACGAAGTTCTTTCGACCAGGAAGAGGAGCACCCAACGACTCATAGGTCTTGCGCCCCATGATGATTGGACACCCATACGTCAGACCTTTGAAGCGTTGGAGATCATTGGCTTGTTTCCAAGGCATGCCGCCATTCAAACCAATGACATTATTGGCAGTCTTTGCTGCGATGATAGCTAACATATTATTTTTTATTTTGATTTGTTAATTATATCACGGGTATTTGTTTTTGAAGTAGTGTTCGACGATCTGGTATTTTAGGCCATCGAGTATTTGATCAACAACTACGGCAAAATCTTCTGTACGATCCAAAAACAAAAGGGATTGACTCGCATATCGAAAGATGGCATGATCGGATTTGGCCATGACATGATACTGTGGTTCCATTGTCGCGGCCGAGGTATCTTTGTAGAAGTGAAATCGGTCCACCTCATGAAGGATAATCGAGCTTCGTCTTGCGTCATATGGAACTTGCTCCATTGGAAGATTAATGCTATGGCGCGGAATCTTCAAATTAGAAGCGGCTTGAATTTGCTTTGGATTATCTGCATGAATGATCATCGACTCCCGTTCTTGTTCAGCTTCTCGAATCCGTTTATCCTTTTCTTCAAGGATCACTTTCATGCTGATTGCTTCGAGAACTTTTTCCTGATAGTCTTTGACCAGACAATCATTTTGCTTGTCAATCTTCGACAGTTGTCGCTCGATGTCTACGGCTTCGGTTTCGAGTTCTAAGTTGCGAAGAGCAAGGCTGTTATTCTCGGCTTCGAGGATGCGAACTCGTTCCTTAAGAATAAAGTATTGCTCTTCTAATTCGTCATACGTGAGCATTGGCTACCTGTGAGGAGGCAGCTTCCATCAGAGCGTGATAGAGAAGGACGCAATAAAGTCTGGCTTTGGTTTCACATGAGAGCGGAATGCTGAGATAGACTCGCTCGTTCATTGCAAAGCCAGCTTGCCAGCCTATGAGATTGTCGTCAGTAAAGCTAGGGCTGTAGACACAGAAGACTAGACCAGTGTCGTCTTCTAGCGCAGCGACTTCGTTTCGATCATTGACGAAGTCTTGTTCTTCTATTTGTAATTTGGCTGCGATGAAGCTGTTTAGGTTGTTGTGGACTTCATTATATCTCCATTGCGAGATTAATCCCTCACTTAGAAGCGTGAATTCATCAGCTTCTGTTGAAGTCCTGAATTTGACTTTTGGTTTACTACTCCGAAATGCTTTCAAGCTTACAACTGATCCCATGACAAATCTCCTTTGAAGGACATTCGTATTTATGGTTCACTTGAGATTCGAGAGAATGTGATGAAGGGTGTAGAGGCTTGCGGAAGCCGCAGTCAAACTTGCTACAGTTCGTGCGACTTCCATTGCCACTCTTATTTTAGTAAGACGATCCATTACAATTCGATCTTAAATTCTGGATTGAACATCCAGTTCAAGTCCGACGGATAATAGCCACGCGGGTTTGCGATGATCCGGCAATCCCCAATCTCGTAGTCCGAGTTGTTGTGGCAATGTCCGTGGAACCAGTACTTGATGTTTGGATGATCAAGCATCAGTTCGCTGAAGTCCGAGTGATAGCATCCGTTGCCATGGTAATCGTTCCCATACATCGGATCGACACTGTATGAGTGCGGCGCATGATGAGTAGCAACAATGATCGTACCATCGAACGGCTTGGCCAACTCTTCTTCAAGGAACTGTTTGAACTTGATCCATTCGCCTAAGGCCACGTTTGGATGAAACTTCCGTTCGTAGTTCTTGTGACGAATCTTGCGGTAGTCGTTCATGTTCTGAACAGCTAATTGCATCGTGACTGGATGACCCTTGTTGAAGTCGGTCCAGCACGTCCCGCCAATGAGCTTGACTTTGTCCGTGATCATGAAGACATCGTTGTCAAGGACGGTGACGTTAGTCAGCCCAAGTTCCTTGATCTTGTCTTTGATCTTTGGAACAGTTCGATCAATGCTCGAACCATAGTGTTCGTGGTTTCCAACTAAGTACGCAATATGAGCAAATCGCGCTGCATGGTTTTGGAGCCAATCATTTCGAAAGATTTTGTCTTGGACATGGATGTCTCCACACAAGAGCAGAATCGTTTCGTTATCCGTATCTAGAGCAGGTACCTCAAACGGACCAAACTCTAAATGAAGGTCGGACATTTCGCGGAGGTACCTGATCATGACTTATTCCTTTATGAGTTGTTCACATCGATGCCATTCGAAGATGCACTCCCGCAGCAATCTGATATTCTGTCCGATGGTGTTCTTATCGTTATAGATGTCTAGTATAAATGACAAGAGATTCTCGTTCTCGTCTTTTATAATTTGCTTGGAAGTGCTCATGATTATCTCCAGCGGGTTACAGAGATATTTACATGAAAACAGCAATCTTTAAAATGTTACGAGGGTTTTCAGCAATCGATGATAAATAGACGTCTATAGGCCGCGTCTTAGGCGGCCTCGTGTCTGGTATTATTCTTTCATCGAAAGCTTGGATCCGTCCCTGGCGGCGTCCTACACAACCAGAGACGTATTCCTATTAAGCCATGTCGGCCACTGCCTTGATCGCAGCATCGAACTGTGCTTGGATCCGTTCAATCGTATCGCCTTCGCGCTTGTCGCTACGGATCTCGATATGGCGAGGCAGGAACATCGAGTACGTGATCTTCTTGCGCGACGGCTCCATGATCCCGTTGGCACGCACACACATGATCTTTTCAAGCACGTGATCACGATCTTCCCAGATCTTCTTGCGCAACGGGTCAGGGAAGCCAGAGACATTCACAACTAGCTTGCCATCTTCGCTCTCGCAGCGGATCGAGCCGAACGTCTTTGCGTTCTTGCCATTGCCGGGATTGAAGCCCTTGATTCGGAGATCGACTTCAAATTCCAGCTTGAGCTTGACCTGGTTCTTCGAGGTCGTGTCTTCCCAGATCGCATCCGGATTCTTGACGACCGTGCCTTCCAGGCCATTCTCGAGGCATTCGAGGTAATGGTCAAAGGCTTCCTTCAGCGAGTACACAATCTTGTATTCGATGACTCGCAGGATCGAGCTCTCGTTGTATTCGCCGATATAGCCTTCCAGCGCCTTGAACCGGTTTTCATAGGCGACATGATACTTGTTCTTGACCTTGGCTTCCGAATACGGAATCATGTCCCACGCATCGTACACCGCGATCATGTCCGGATCTTCGACTTCGCCTTCTTGCTGGATCGAGTTGAACTGGCCATTGCCAACTTGACGGGGCAGGACCTTGCCATCCTTCATCATCAGCAATTCACCATGGACTTGGAAGCCACGAGGAATCTTGGCCTTGATCTCGGCAACCAGATCCGTGAAGAAGTCGAGCGGATACGGCGAGCCAGCTCGAGTCATCATCGTCACCGTACCATCTTCGTGGTGGGTGATGTTCGTAAACGTGCCATCAGCCTTGATCTGCGAGTACACACCACGAGCCCACGGGAACGCCTTGAGATTCGTCTCTTTCGGTAGGCAGCAACGCATGTACGGAATGTCGGTCAATAGACCAGGCCAAACCGTGTTGATCGTCGAGACATTGAACCCAGCCTTGACATCACGACCAATCAGCAGGGTCAGGAGTTCCTTCTCCCATTCATGTTCGAACCCGTTGTACAGGTTCGCGATCCAGGACTTGGCGGCTTTGCCAGTGACTTGGCGCGTCGACAGCTGATCAACGATTTGGTCGAACAGTTCACGAGTGAACTTGATCGTTCCGCCAAGCTTGTTGGTCGCGAACTTCGGCTCGACCTTCTTCATGTAGAAGTTGACGCGCTGCTCGTATGCGGCGTCGAGGAACGACTTGACATCGTCATTGCTAGCCATCGCTTCCAGAATCGCGATCTTGGCCAGCTTGCCGGAATCATTACGAGCTTTGACAATGGTTTCGTAGACGTGATGCATGTGATTATCCTTATTAGAGTTGTGGAGGCATTGTACCAACACCTCCACTACAAGTGTCAGCGCCCGATGAATTGCTTGCGAGCTTCAACCATCTTGTGGATTCGGCTTCCACTCTCGTCATACAGATGGTCCCAAGTCTTGGTTGCCGGATCGTACTTCATCGGATAACCTTCAGGATGCGAGGCCATGATTCCGAGGAGCTGATTCGTCGCATTGTCATAGTAGTAGTGATGGAACCAACCACTCGGTCGCTTCTTGAGCTCAGCTCTGATTCCAGTCGTGCGCTTGGTCTTCGGCTTGGCCTCGGTCTCGAGCGTCGGAGCCGTGAACGTCTTGCCATTGATCAAGTTGATGCGGAGCTTGCGGTAGATCGTCTGGAAGAATTCATCATGGCCGCGCTCGAATTCCAGATCATTGTTCAGCGCGGCTTGGATGTGCTCATCGGCGACTGCGTACTGGATGGCGTGGGCCAACTCATGAGCAATGCACGCGGCCAACCGAGTCGTCCACGGAATATTCCGGATCGAACCAATCTCGGGATCATTGGCATAGTGATCATACTCGACGAAGGTCCCATTGTAGTTACGTTCAAAAGGCGCAACATACTTGTGGGCAGCAATGCTGATGTACCCATCACCGCACTTGTGACCACCCCACGAACGCTTCCGCTTGTTGCTGAACGAGATTCGGGTCTTAACCTTGAAGTTCTCGTCGAACTCCGCACGGATGAACTGAACTTGGCGAGCCACCTCCTGCTTAATGAACGCAGTGATGACTTGGTGGGTCTTCGAGACGATCAGCATATTATAGTTCTCTGGCGTTGGTCAGTGTAGGTATTATACTGCAACCAGCACGTACTCGGGGCCTTCAGTACGGAGCAGGAGACCTTTGGCTTCCAGCTCATCCATCTCGGCTGCGACTTCCGAGGACTTCTTCGAACACAGGAGCTTGGCCATCGAGACATCGACCCAGAAGAATTTCTTGAGGCCAATCTTTTCGCAGCTGTTCATCTCGGGAGCCAGCTTGGTGTATTCTTGCGCAGCTTCGAAGAAGGTCGGCTTCATGATTCAGTTCCGGTGTGTCAATAGAAGTATTCTATCAAGAAATCTTGAAGGTGTACACTATTTTTAGTAGGAGCCAGGATATTCTTCGTTGTACGCAGACATGAACTGAATTGCGAAATCCTCGGCGGAGTTGTTGACCAGGACGCCGTACTTCTTGGCGGTATCATACGGGCCTTTACGATCGAACTCGGGCTGCAGCTTTTCGATGGAACCGACTTGGGCCAGGACTTGATCGAGAAGAGGGCGGTTCGTGGTCATTTCGTATCTCCATTGCTTGACTGTGATTCCATTATATTCAAGTTCCTGGGACTTGTACATACTTTCTTAAAAATTTTTTTGCGGATAAATATCGATACACAGATCCATAAGGAATACAACAGTGTCGAAGAAAAACGCCCCGCCACTCATTTTGGAAGAGCTTCAAGACAAGGCCAACTACTTGTACTTGACGCTGATTGAATACAAGAAGGAACGATATCTCACGATCATCGACAACATCCGTGGCTCGGACATCTCGGCATATGTCCTTGACTACGTGGATGCTGAAGACATCGACATGGCTTGGCTACTAAGTGTTGCGAACATTTGGTATTACAAGTCTAGTGAGAAGTATCCATTGTCTTTTGAATTCGCTAAGCTTGGTGTCAAGGATAAGGTTGAACCGATCCTTCGCACCTTCAACATCGACTATGTCTCGCGCATGATTGGCAAGATCTTTGTCTATGACATCGATGCCAAACCAAAGATCAAGCGCAAGCGAGTCAACATCATCCCATCTACTGTAGAGATCAAACTCAAAAAGACCACGAAGGTCGATAACGGAATCTTGAAAGATGGTTCGCTTGTGATGACATCCGGTCAAGACGTCTCATTCGAGAAATAACAAAAAAGGCTTCCTTTCGGAAGCCTTCTTCGTTTCTAGCTGGTTCGCTTACTGGGCGACGCTGACACCATAGTCGCTGTTCAGGCTTTCGATCTTGCCGTCGGACGGGATGATCCAGTTGATCCACGACATGTACTTCTTGAAGTTCGCCGAGTTCGTGTACAGCGTGGTCGAAACATTCGTCGCCTGATCAACCTTCTCGATCTTGCTGAAGCCGTACATCGGACCAGTCGTATTGATGTGAACCCGGTTCAGGTAGATCGCGTTGTTCTTGAAGACCAGATCCAGGGTCGTCGTGAAGCTTGCATCAGTCGTCAGAACCTTGTCGGTCGTGAAGTGCTGGGTTCCATCGTTCGAGATGATCGTCGGCTTGTAGCCTTGAGCACCACTTTCTTCACCGGCCAAGAACGCATCGACCGTACCATTCGCATCGAAGTCAACCAGTTCGGCAGTGTAAATCTGCGAGTTCATCGGAACCGTGCCAAGACGAGTCGTGTCTTCAGCGAACGAACCGTTCTTGTCATTAACGAGCATGTACGGCTTGCCGTGGCCAATGTTGTCGGTCACGAGCACGTCAGCGTAGCCGTTGCTCGAGAAGTCTGCCGCAGATGCACTGTGACAAAAGCAGGTCGTCGGCACCGCTACGTTCTTGTACTTGCCATCGGCCTGGCTCATCAGCACACGAGGCTGTTCACCCGCGAAAGGTGCAGCATCGAACCCATGGCAGGCGAAGAACACATCGGGCTTGCCATCGGCGTTGAAATCGGCAACCGCTGCCTTGCGAGGATGCAGGCAACCGGAGTTCGATTCAAGGACTTCGGGCGTGTGATCGACCCAGGCCGAGTTCTCGAATTTCCAGAAGTGGATGTGGCCAAACTTGCTTGCCGTTGCGGTATTGGTCGGATCGTATTCGAGGGAATGAGTGACCATCGAGTACGTGCCTTCCTGGAAGAAGTCGGCGAACGCTACCGCATTGCCGCCATCGACTTCATCCGGCAGCTTCTGGGCGCCGATCGCTTCGGCGGCATTGGCCTTGTTCTGGTACGAGGTCTTGGCAACAGGCAGCGGCACCATCAGATACGCGGTTTGCGTCGCAGCAGTGCCATCAGCGGCCTTGCAAGTCAGGGTGTACGGGGTTTGCCCAGGAGTCGAAGCCGAGAACACAGACGTTCCGGTCATCGGTTGAGAACCAGCCCAGGCGCCAGAGGCTTCGCAGCTCGTTGCACCAGACACGGTCCAGTTGAGCTTGGCGGTCTCGCCGGCCGCGGCCTTCGGGTTGTCGAATGCGAGGGTGATCTTCGGCGATTCACTCGGCTGTGCGCTCGGCGGATTGACTACAGAAGGCGGCGATGCACCTTCACCACCTCCACCGCCACAGGCAGCAAGAGCCAGACACAATGCAACTCCCAGAATCTTCTTCATGTTCTTCTCCCGTTCTTGTTTAATTCAGCACAGTTGGCTGAACTTGTTAGCAATATTATTGCTTAGAAAAGTAGAAGTAACTTGAATAAAAATTTATTTAGGAATTTTGCGGAAACAGCAAAATGGAGACCGAAGTCTCCATTTCATTAATGCCAGTTGTACGAATTAACTCGCGCGTCATAAAACGCATAGAAGCGCATCATCCAATCCTTGAGCCATCCTTCGAATTGCCCGAGGAGAAGATCAGACCGTTCTGGCAGTTCTGTCTTCTCTTTCACTTCGTCCAATTCAACGAATAGATCCTCAAGCAGCTTCGACACTTCTTCAAATGTCCTTTCACCATGCTTGATCGACAGAAGCAAATCAACTTCTTCTTGTGGGAATGGGAACGACAGCTTCTTATCACGCAGCAATTGGATTGCTTGCTTAGTGATTCGAACAGCATGCGCCGTTGCCTTCCAATCGATGCCGGCAGCCTGTTCGGCCGCTTCGGCACGCGATCCATACTTGCTCATCAGATTGTTGACACGATCCAGGGCTTCAGCCAATGTAATGTTCGACGGATACAGCTTCTCAAGAACACTGATTGCCGGAAGCATCTTGTCCATGTGCTCGTAAGTCGCCATGAACAGATACTTGTCTTTATTCGCTTCAACCCAAGGCGTCAAGACTTCAAGACGAGCGTCCGAAGGCGTTGTCTCAAGAACAGTGACTAGATGATCATGGAGCTTGCGCACCGAGGCGAGACGAGTTCCCTTGATCCCATAGATCTGCGCTTGATTCATCGCATAGCCAATCATGGCCTTGATGTTCGAAGTCAAGAACTTCTTTGTCATGTCATAGACAAAGTCTCGGAACAGATTGCTATCATCGGTCAGGACTTGGCCGGCATGGTTCGTCTCCATTTGGAGAACTCCAAAGGCGAGTTCAAGCGCATATGTCTGTCCACCGATGAAATCATTCGCGAAAACCTGGATCGGGATGTACTCGTAATCGACATCATCTTTAGTGTTGCGAGTCTTGTCACCGCCAGTTGAGACAACAACGTTGGTTGGTTTGCGGCCGATCAGAAGCTGTGCCTTCTCAGGAAGGAACACTTCTTTCCAGTCGATATCCGACGATGGAGTGTTGGTTCCGTAAAGGCGAGACCCGAACATCGTCTTGTAAAGGGTTTGGCGCCCCTTTAACGCTTTATGATTTGCCATATTATTCTTCTTGTGATCTTGTTATTCGAAACTGATTCCGGCTGAAATCAGGTGCAACTGTAAAACGATGACCTGGGCATAGGCAATCGCGTGGCCCTTCTTGAACGAATACTCTTCATCCGTGTAGTCGTACAGGAGGCGACGAATCTCTTGCTTGTGCGTCAGGTATTTGTCGACCATGTGCCGTTTGCCAGGACGAATCAAGGCAATTGCATCAGCAAGATCGTTGATGGACTTCGGTTGGAGTTGCTTGATCAGATCGAAATGCTTGGAGATCTGAAATAGCTGCTTGACAATCGAGGCAGACTTCAAAAGATCCCAAGGAGGATCGAGCTCAAGAAGAGCGTTGATTTCTTCCTTGGATTCGAAATAATTATACACCGAGTTGTGCAGCATATCGATCTTAAAATATCCAAGAGTCTCGGCATCTTTGTATGGTATCGCAGCGAGCCCAGTCAGAGGATCGGTTGGGATCTTCTGTGGGTGGATTCCACACGGATGCTTGAGAGCACGCCCGTTGACAACTTGCATTGCCAAAGGCCAGTGTGCAAAGATTTTAGCGATCGGGGTATCCGATCGCAGATCGATGTCGATATCCATAGTGAATCAGTTGTCTGTTAGATCAGACATCCGTTGAAGCATATAGAGTTTACGAAGATAGTCGTCGTACTCGTCTTGCGTCATGTCTTTGATGTATTGCTTACAGAACCCTGTCTTCACCAAGTGTTCGTTGAACTTGAGGCGGGTGAACATCTGCCCGAAGACCTCACGCGACTTTGCGTCAAATCCTCGGCGTCGTTCGTCACCAGCTGGTGCCAAAACTACAGTCATTTGTTTTGTTTATTGGTTTGAGTTTGTGTAGGATTCCCGGTCTGGTATTGAGTCAGAATGCTCTTCAACATGTAGTTCTCTTCGACAAGAGAGTTAATGATATTGTTGAGTTTCTGAATATCACTTTCTAGACGTTTAGCATTTTTACCGACAGACATAATAACCTCCTACGTATGGAAATTGTAAGTGTAGCTAAACTTATTTATACCCGACTTTCGATTTTTACTATCAAGTTTTATGACTTGAGAGCTTTGCCTTTTGGTTTCGTGAGTTGTTTGAGATACGCCAAGGCTTCGTCTTGATCATCGAAGAATTTAACATTGGGTACTGAGAGTGCCCAATTCACCGCGGATTGGCCTAACGTTCTGAAGCCCGGCGAATTGCGATACACGCTATAGCCCCAGATGTACAAGACTCCATCGCCTCTAGAAGGCCAGATCTTACAGCACAGGATTGATGGGAAACTATCATACCCATACACGACCCATAATGGGATGTTTTGTAATTCTGGGTTTGCCGCAATATCATCCATTGTGATCATATGCCTAGCTCCTTTGCAATCATCTTCATGTGGTCAACGACCTTTGGATTGGCCTGAAACTTCTCAGCCCAATAGTTGTACCCGATCAGGTTCATCAACTCTTCTCTCTCGGGACCGGAGAGCGCCGCCAGGAACGCTTTGAATTGAGACGAGCACAGCAATAGCCATGGACTCAATTGACGTTGCCTGATAAGGTGCATGACCTCTCTGTGATTGACGACAGAGAAGACCCTTTGAACTGGCATTTCGGCGGCTTCAGCAATCTTGTACAACGTGTCAACCGTGTTGACGGCTTGATCAAGTGGATCCGACTTGCGGTCAATCCATTCCAAGTAGAGCGAGTAGCATTCGTCCTTGCACCACATCATCGGCGAAATCTGCTTGTCAGACATGAGCTTGATGTACTGCTCTGTCGAAGGCAGATTGAGCTTACGAGCCCGATCAACAAAGTTCAGGAATGATTTGAAGTACCGAGATGTCGAGAATGTTTCGATTGGCGGAACTTTGCGATTATAGTTTCGCATCCACTGCGAGTACATGTCATAAGCCGCCATTCCTTCTGGAGTCTTGAGGTCATCAGCTCGCTCCATCTGAGGACACTTGTGCTTCATGAATGATGCTTCACGGACAAATGTCTTGAAGCAGTAGTTACATTCGTATGCCATTTACTTCCTCTCTTCAGGCGAACCGCAGAACAAGCAGCAATCATCCGTCTCCCAGTTCGGATTATAGCTGCCATCCTCGTCCTTGCAGTCTTCAGGGATATCGACTAGAATACCACCGGCGAGTTTGACCTTGCCACCTTCGGAAAAGTAATGGCAAGCATGATCAGGCGATTTCGGACAATACCATCCGAGGTCCTCACCACATAGTTCGCACCAAGCCGAACCGCAATCCCAGTTGCCGCTATCTTCGGTATACGAGACTACATGAATACATTGGTCCTTCTTGGCTTGATATGCATCCTTTGCTTTCCGCATAGCCTTATGGAGAGCAGTCAATTGATCCGCAAATACCTTCTGGGCTTCGGTGAGTTCTGTGGTGTGGACCTTTCTCTTTTTCATTTCAGTTCTTTCTTCAGCTTTGCCAATTCTTCTTTTTGGTAGCCAAGCTCTTCTGCCATGCCAAGAATATCTTCCGCATCAAGGATGCGCATCGCGTCCTTGGCTTTCTTAGGACCAAAGTTGTAGTAGTCCATGACCACATCAATGCCTTTGACCTTCTTGACTGTATTCTTTGCACCAAGCCATCCGTATCGGCGAGGAGTCTTTGAGCTCGCTGCACATTGAAGCTTGTACAGTAGTTCGGGATGCTTACCAAGAGGAAAGACATACCGATTGACCAGCTCATTGACATACAAGATTTGCTTGGTGTCTGAAGTGCCAGTCGTCCAACGCATTGCGATCAATGGTGAGTACCCTTTCTTCTGTTCATCAGACAGCTTTGAATAGAGGAGCGTATCGTTCTTGTCGATCGAGCCAAGCAGTTGGAAAATATCTAGTGCGAATTCTTTTGCCATATTATTCTTATTTGATCGCCATTGGGCATGGGCCATTCTCGCAGTATGGAGGTGGATTGCCTGGGATATGAGTTAGCCCGCATCGCGTACACTCATAGACAGGCTTTTTGTTCTTCTGAATGTAGTAGATCATCATGCTAATCCAGAGGCTGTTCGCTACCATGATCGCAATACCACCAGCAAAGCTCCAGTACTGGTTGAGTGATGGATAGAAAAACAGATTCCATACACCCCAAGCGAAGAAGTAGATTGTACTCCATACGCTCACACCTTTGACCGTCTTGTCGCGATAGAGCATGAGGCAGTTGCGGAACAGGAAAATCGAACCAGTGAACTCAAAGAGTCCATTGATCATGTCATTGGTCATCAAACAACTCCAGTTGTACCCATTTCTTTTCGCGAAGAGTTCTGATGTTGACTTGGAATGGCCAATTGGTTCCAATCGCAAACAGCGACTGGTATTGGACGCCCAAGACTTCATGGACCTCTTCGTAGATGTGCAGCGAATTATGTACTTCAATCGGATCCAGAGGAGCAAGAATTTCACGATAGAAGTGCGACGCATCTTCCAGCTCTTCGTAGATGTATGTCCCGAGAACTTTGTCGATGATTCGATCCATAACATCCGAAGGGATGTTCTTGTATGGGCTCAGTTTTTCTTGTTCCATTTCTGTCTCCGATTTGAGATTACAGGCTATTCAGACGAATACACATGGCTGCGAAGTTGATTTCAGGGTCAGCGACGAGCGAGTGACGATACAGATATTCTGCAATCAGCACAATGCCTTTCTCTGTTTTTTCGGCATCAAAGCCTTCGGCCTTATGCAGGTTCTCATACATGAAGCGATACACGTCTTCATACTCTTCACGACCCACGTTGTCGCACACGACCTTACGGAGACCGCCGATGTTGCCTGCACCAAGCAGATCGACTAGTTGGAACTTGTAGTCGCTGCTCGCTTCAGTGGTCGGCTCATGCAGCTTGCCATCGTACGAGTTCTCCTGCAGTGCGCCGATCAGGGCACGCAGGTCTGGGTAGTATGCGGTGATGTAGCGTTCGAGCAGTTCGACTTCAAAGTCAATGCCTTCACCGACTAGAATATTTGCCACGAGAACGGCGGAGTCTTCGAACGAAGGCGCCTTGAATTCGTAGTGGGTCATCCGCGACTTAAGAGCTGGAATGATCTTGTTCGCGTAGTTGCAAGTGCAAATGAAGCGAACGTAATCACTGTATTCAGACATCATGACACGAAGAGCACCTTGTGCGTTCGGCGACATGTAGTCCATTTCTTCAAGCTGGACGACCTTGAACGCGCTGTTGGCATAGGTCTGGACGAAGTTGAAGATGCGATCACGAACCACGTCAACGCTGGTTTCCTTCGACACGTCAATGTTCAGAACATCGATCGGATCAAGTTTGAACTCGGCAACTAGCGCATTGGAGATCGAAGACTTGCCTGAACCTTGCACACCAGTTAGGAGCAGGTGAGGGAATTCACCTTCCTTGAGATAGCGCATGAACTGCGCCTTCTGTGCAGGATTTTGGAACACCACTTCCGACAGAGACTGGGGTGCATGCTTCTTATACCAAAGCTTTTTGATCTTGGCCATATGATTTTATAGGTGGAGTGAAAACAAGAAGACTTGACATTCTTTATGAATGCCAAATATTATTTTGATTGTGTGATACAACTTATGTCGAAAATTGTATCACACTAATTTTTATTTAGCAGGTTGATCGCCGTAAATTTCCTGCAACTTAGGATTGATCCAATGCGGTCCAACGAATTCGTGGTTGGCACCCTTAATGTGATTAAGGCTTGGATCATCTAATGCGGACTTTGGCTGTTGCTGATAGTCGATCGTCGAAATCTCTCCATGAACCAAGTCATTGAGAGCTTGCTCGGATTCGATCTGCGCTTCCGGTTCTTCAAGCTTAGGATCTTGTTGAATCTCCAAGTCTTCTTCCATCGCCACAGGAACGGCGTCAGATGAAGCGACCTGATGAGGAATGATTTCCTCAACCTGTTCTGGCTCGGCTTCAACAGGCGGCGTCTCTTGGGCCTGAGGAGTAAAGATTCGATCAATCGCCTGCTCAAGGCGTTGCTTGTCTTCGCCGCTCAAGGTTCCGTTGGCATAGCTGTGAATCTGCTTCAAGACTTCATCAAGATATTCCTTTTGAGGTTCTTCTTGAACTTGCTCAACCACTGGCTTTGGATCCAATGGAAAGATCGGCGGAACTTCAGGTGATGTCGGTTCATTGACGATGACCTTTGGTTCCTCAATCGGCACCAATTGGAGGTCTTGGCCTTGAGGTAGCTTCTTGAAGAAGTCTTCTGGCAATTCGGTGAATGGCGCAGGTTCTTCGACCGAGGGAGCTTTTTGTCCAGTCGCCATCTCCTCAAGACGCGTCAGCTCTTCAAGATGCTTTTCACGAACCGCTTGCCTTGTGATCTCTTGGTCGACTGCTAGATCATCATCGAATGCACCCCACTCCGGTGCCGGATAGTTGTCTTTGACTGGTGCCCATCCAGCTTCTTCCAATGCAGTTTGCAGTGTGTCATCTTTACGCGTCTCATGATTGGAAAAAGGAATTAAAGGCTCTACCGGATGTGAGCGTTTTTCCTCTTCTTCCTGTTTCTTCTCTTCAGCTCTGACATTCAATAGTCTGTTGCCGGTAATCAGGAACACGATCGACAATGGATCAAACACGAAGATGATCATCGCAATGACAATCGACACAGCCTTCTCAACTGAGATTCCAAGGGCTTCAGCCAAGAAGATGATTGGACCAACTTCCGAGTGCTGCTCAACCTTTTGAGTTTGGAGCAGTGGAAGCTTGGCATCGATTTCTGCTAGGCGTGAATTGATGCGATCGGCTTCTGGCTTAAACTCAGCCATGAGCTTTTGACGACCACGGACATTGTTAGCAGGCAGTTGCGAGATTTGCTTGTCGATTTCCTTCTTACGCTCTGTCAGGGTTTGTTGTTCTTTGACTAGGTTGTCGAGAACAATTTGATTCCCTTGCGTTGGAAGAATAGCTTTCTGGAACGAGTTCGAGAGATAGCCAGCGACCCCAGACGATGTAATCGTCATGAGGACAATTGTAGACGCAATCAAATAGACTTTGATTGCTGCATTGAGTTTGGCCCATTTCTTTGATAGGGCGCTTACTGCAATGATCTTAGAGAAATCGAGAATGACTGCCATTGTCAGAATGATTGGATCAGCAGCGAAGGCTGCTGATAAACCAATAACTGAAATGTAAGTTCCGATTCCTTCTAATGACATTGCTGCCAAAAAAAGTAACAAAACTAAAAACATAAAATTCAGCCTTAAAGTGAAAGATTAAAACGAGTTGACTGGTTCCTTTGAAGTAGCCATGACCTTGTCGGAATCGGTCTTCCAGAACTTGATCCCGTCATACTCGAAACCCGGCGTCCACATCAGTGGTTCAACCAGAATGTATTCGCCGACCTTGATTTCTTCTGTATCTACGGCAGGACCTACGAGAACGACTTTGCCCCATTTAGGAGTTCGGTTATGATCGAGGTTTTGCTGTGTCAGAATAATGCTTCCGCCAGAGCTAGGAATGAAGCCCGAGCCGGAAGTTTCCTCTACAAAAATGAAAATGATATTCTTGCCAAGAGGTTGTAGTTTCATTGGAGATCCGTATTATTATTGTTATATGTTATGGGTGCTGCTTACTTACGTTTTCGTGCATCCGCGATTAAATCATTTAATCTGGATTGATCATCTTCAGAGAGTTGTTTGGCTCGAGATGCGAACCAAACAAATCCTGCTTTGATTGTCGATCCATGCGGAGTGGAGAACTCTATCATGCCGCCATCACGTTCAGTGACGTGGCCCAAAAGACCTTCTACATTAATCGGCGAACCGACATGGAATTCCATTACTTATTCTTCGTCTGGGGTTTCGAACTCATCAGCTCCGCTATTATCCGACACGCTAATTGGATTCAAAATCGTATCCTTGAGAGGACGACCTGCTTCCTTGTTGTCGATGTATTCGCGGCGGCTGGTGACTTCAATCGGAGGCGGTGCGCTTGCCAATTGCTGACGGATGGCGATC